GATTATCGAGGACTTTATTCCCGTGCAGCAGATTCTCGACACGTACATCCCCGGGTTTACGGGTGATTTCGATATGGACAACGATGTTGGCGCAGACACAAACGGCGAGGTGGACGAGGAGGAGGACGCGCCACCTGTAACACCCGAGCCGGCAACTCCGACGGGTGAAGAGGGTGCTGAAATTCCCGGAACGCCTGCGACTGAGGCAGTGCCGGGCACGCCGATGGGTGCTGATCCGACCGGCGAACTCAAGGAGGTTCCCGTGACGCCTGTTCCAGGTACGCCGGCACCGATCCACCACGAGACGCTGTTTGACGACGCGCCTGATAAGAAGTAAACCCTTTGAAGGTGTAATGAAGGTGCTCGTCACGGGTGGGTCCGGTCTCGTCGGCTCGGCCGTCAAGAAACTGCGTCTGGATTGGATCTATGTTGATTCCAAGACGTATGGAAGTCTCACGTGTGAGGCGAACGTCGTCGAGATGTTTGGCGGTGGTCCGTTTGACACCGTCGTCCACTTGGCGGCAAACGTCGGCGGTATGTTCAAGAATATGAACAAACGCCAGGAAATGTTCGAGGATAACGTCCTCATGAATACGCTCGTCTTGCGTGAGGCGGCGCGTCGCAAGGTGCCTCGGGTCGTCACCATGCTTTCGACGTGCATCTTCCCGGACGACACGTCCGAGCCCGAGCTCGTTCCGGCGATGCTTCACATGGGTCCGCCACACCCCTCGAACGAGGGCTATGCATACGCCAAGCGCGTCTCGGAGGTTCACGCCCGGATCATTCGCGAGACGACCGGAACCCACGTGACGTCACTCATCCCGACCAACGTGTATGGCCCACACGACAACTTTTCGCTCGAGGATGGACACGTCGTCCCGGCGCTGATTCACCGCGCATGGATCGCGGCCAGGGATGGAAAGACGCTGCAAGTCAAGGGGACGGGTCGGGCGCTCCGACAGTTTATTCACGCGGACGATTTGGCACGGATCGTCGTATGGGCGGTCGAGTCACCGGAGAAGCCACCACCCATGATTGTGTGCTGCAACGAGCAAGAGTATTCGATCCGAAAGCTCGCAAAAACAATCGCGAGCGAGTACGGCATTCCCATCGAGTTTGTCGGTGGACCAGACGGCCAAATGCGCAAGTTTGCCAAGCCGGGTCCCGGCGAGTTTCCACAGCCCGAGAAGGATCTGAAGACCGGTCTTCATGAAACGATCGAGTGGTTCAAAAATTATGCCAGTCAACAGTAAATGGATCACCACTTTCGCGATCCTATGAGTGCCGGCGCCATTGCCGCCGCCGCGACGTTGGCATATATCCACGTCAAGGCGTCCATGAACAAGGAGAAGCTTCCAAACTCCGCCTACTTCAAGCCGGCGTTCCTGGTTGGTCTCCTCGTGTACTTTATCGTGTCCCAGGGCGCGGGCTCGAAAGAGTCCATTTCGCACGATCCGTTCTAGTTAAAGTCTACAGACGTCATATACCTAATGGCGACCACCGTTTCTGCTTTCAATGACATGATGCAACAGTTCCTCGACGAACTCGTACTCACCTTCCCTGAGGAGAAGTCGTTCGTCAAGTACCAGGCATCTTTCAGCATGATTCGCAAGGCGCGTCCTCGTGCCGTGCTCGAGAGCTTCATGAAGTCGATCGGCCCGGTTGCTTCCCAGCTGATGGAGAAGAATGAGTCGTTTTTCAAGGAGAATTCCGATTCAGTGCCTCTGCTCAGCGAGCTGAACATTGCCAAGATTTGGGGGGATGATCTGTCATCCTCGACCAAGGAGGCAATCTGGAAGTACCTCCAGACGCTCTACATTTTGGCGTCAACCATCAGTGCTCTCCCAGCCGAGACGCTCAGCATGATTGAGAGCGTTGCCGAAAAGTGCGCCAAGCAGATGACCGAGGAGGGCATCACCGGTGAGGAGGCGCTCATGAAGAACATGTCCGGTCTCATGTCTCAGCTCATGGGCTCGGGTGGTCTTGCAGGGCTCATGGGCGAGAAAAAGATCTCGGAGTAATTCAATATGGACATTGCCCAAGAAGTGTTCAAGCAAGACAAACTTATGGACTTTTGGCCGTCCGATCGCCAGACGGCCAAGGAGCGTGTCGAAGCGACGACCCGTTTCATCGTGTATGCCGTCGTGATTCTGTTTCTGATTCGCCGCGATTCACGCGTTGTGCTCCTCGGTGGCCTCGTGCTTGCCGTTCTGTATGGTCTTTATTTCAACAACATGATCCCAGAGGGGGCTCGTTCCGCCTATGTTGCCAAGGGGCTCAAGGGCTATACCATGCCGACTGTTGACAACCCCATGGGCAACATTCTGATGGGTGAGTATTCGACCAACCCTGACCGTTCGCCGGCAGCATGGTACCCGTCAGTGCGCAAGGAGGTTCAGACGGATTTCGACATTGTTCACCCGTTTGAAAAGGTGCGTGACTATGACCGCAATTTCTACACGACGGCAAGTACCACAATTCCCAACGATCAGGCGGCATTTGCCCAGGCTGCATACGGTCGCCCGTTTGCGCCTCAGTGCCGCGACACCCCGGGCGCATGTGACCCAGAGGGCAACCCGAACGCTCGTTTCCCGGAACGTGTCCAGATGCGTGGCGGCAACGGTGGTGGCTACCGTTAAAAATGTTCACACCTAGAAAGAATGCCTCGGCTTCAGACTGACGGTGTCGTCCTCGAGGATGGAATCTGGAAGGGTCCTTCCAACACAAACTATGTTGACATGATCATGACCGACGATGCGCTTCGCTCCCAGACGAGCTCGCGCAACAACAAGTACTGGACGGCCGAGAAGTTTGACTTCCCGACCCTGTACGAGGTGAATGAGCCGGTTCGCGTCCAGCTCAACGACCCCATCAGCACGTACGCCGTGTACCAGTCCGAGTCATTTGCCCAGCGTTACGGCGGCAAAAAGTAGATTTTTTATAGCAGTTGTAAGTAATATGGACCCTTTGTCCCTGGGACACACACGATTTATCACCAGAGCAAAAGTTATCCATGGTGACAAATACGAGTATCCCGAGTTATATAAAGGAAGTCTTACACCGATAACCATTCAGTGCCGTGTTCATGGAGAATTCCAGCAGAAGCCTAAACATCATTTAGTCGGAAAAGGGTGTAAACAGTGCGGTAAAACTTCTCTTCGAACACACGATCACTTTCTAGAGAAAGCGGTGAGTATTCATGGGCAAAAATATGAATACCCTGACGAGTACAAAGGTATGCGTACTAAATTAGACATCAAGTGTCATATTCATGGTATTTTTAGACAGAAACCAGATCATCATGTAAACCAACGACAAGGGTGTCCAAAATGTGCCAGTAACGGTACGTCCAGAGTAGCATTGGAATGGCTTAGAAGTCTTAATATCCCGAATCTTCGAACATCAGATAGTTCTGACGGAGAATTTCGAATTCCGGGTACGCGATGGAAAGTAGACGGTTACGACGCATGTACCAATACAGTCTACGAATATCATGGGGATTACTGGCACGGGCATCCAGGGCATAGAAACTATCAGGGAGAAGGTGTACATCCCACGCACAAGACGTCATGGGACAGTGTATATGCCAGAACAGTCGAACGTGATAAAAAGATTGTAGAACTGGGGTACACGTTAGTTGTTAAATGGGGGTCTGAATAAAATGTCCAAATACAGTAATGGACCCGCTCTCGTTGGCGGCGATTGTCGGTCTTGTCTATTCGGGCAAGAAAATCAGCGATGCCAAGGAGGAACAGCAGCAGGTGCCTACGATGCTCGCGCCCAAGAAGATTACGCGCGCCGAGCTTGATCTCAAGAGCTTCCGTCGCTCCCAGGACCCCGTCTTTGACGAGACGATCATGACGCCCGACATTGGTCGTGGATTTGCGGGAAATCCCGATTGGCGTCTTCGCCCGAAGGAGGCGGTTGCGAACATGGGCGATATCGTCAAGGATGGGAAGCGTTTCCCGTTTGGTCAGCCCGTGTATGACGTGTCGTACCGCGAGAATGTCACGAACAGGATGAACAACCTGAACCCGACCGAAAAGGTGTACGTCGGCCGCGGTCTCGGTCTCGATCCCAACACGACAGCAGCCGGTGGGTTCCAGCAGTTTTTCCGTATCGAGCCGACCAACATGAACGAGGAGCGTCTGTCAACCCTCCCAGGAACGTGGGGTGGACCCGCCAACTCGTTCATCAAGAATGGTGGGACGACGATGGGTGAGATTACCCACCATGCCAAGGACAGCAAGGCGTGGCACCGTGATCCGGCACAGAATCGTGGCCAGGGCCAGGGCGGTGCTCTCACTGCACCAGAGGGTCGTCCGGACTTCCAGAAGACTCGTCGGACGACCAACCGTCAAGAGACGGGCTACCGGGATGATAATCTGGGCGACGGCCCGGCACAGTTCTCTGTCGGCCAGGGCTACGACAGCACGCTCATGAACAACGGCCAGACGCGCAACACAAACAACCGTGTGAATCCCGATCGGGCTGCCAATCCGGGACGCATGAACGTTCGTCAAGACGCCGTCGGCATGGTGGGTGCTAATACGACGACCCGTCTCGAGGCGAGCTCTCTGCCCATTCGTCCGGCGGATGGGTCGCACGGTCAGCGTTACATCGTGCCGCAGTACCAGAAGGACAACATCTTCAAGGGGAACAGTGAGGCCAAGATTGATTTTAACCTGGCGAAGGATGTCCGTGCCAAGAACCCGTTGGCTCAGCCGGCCTTTGCGGACTATGCAAAGGCGTGAAAAAAAAAGGTTGACTTCTGTTAAATGAGCGGTGGCATTGTTCAACTCGTTGCAATCGGCGCTCAGGACGCATACTTGACGGGGAAGCCTGAGGTTTCGTTTTACCGGTCCACGTACAAGCGGTACACGCACTTTGCCAACTCGGTCGAGCGTCAGCTCATCCAGGGCACGCCGAGCGCAGGTGGCATCTCCACGATTCGTTTTGAGAAGAAGGGTGATCTGATGTCCTACGTGTACCTGACTGCTCGTGACTCGACCGGTGCGCAGGTCCCTCTGCTGAACTGGGCGAGCGTCATCGACAAGGTGGAGCTTCTGATTGGTGGTCAGGTGATTGACATGCAGGACGCATACTGGATGAATAACATCGAGCCGGTTGTCGGCGCGACGAACACCAACCAGCGTCTGCTGCCCAAGTACGACAGCGCGGTCACGCCGACGCAGGCTGGCTTCAACAACAACTCGTTCCAGGCGCTCAAGTTCTTCTTCTGCAAGGATTGGCAGTCTGCTCTGCCCCTGGTGGCTCTGCAGTACCACGACGTCGAGCTGCGCATCACGTGGGCGTCGACCCTGACTGCGACCGCATTCAGCGGTGCGACGTCTCTGACCCCCACCACCTACCAGGATTTGCAGTACATTCTCTGGACCAACTTCATCTACCTTGACCAGACCGAGCGTGACTACTTCTCCAAGACGTCCCAGGATATGCTGATCACCCAGGTCCAGCGTCAGTTTGTGCCGACCGCCCCTGTGATGGAGTTGGCCTTTGCTCACCCGGTCAAGTACCTGGCGTTCCAGTCCAACAACTACGTCCAGGCGTACACTCTGAATGCGACGAACGCATCCTCTCTGCAGCTCAAGACGCAGGTGAACGGCACGGACATTGGCGAGTCTCGTTCCCTGCTTTCGTGGGTGGATGCCAACCAGTATTACCACACGCCCAACGGCTACGCTCCGTACAGCGGTGCCGTCTCTAACGTGGCGATCGTGCCGTACTGCCTGGACACGTCCAAGCTGCAGCCGACTGGTACCCTCAACTTCTCGCGCATCGACACGTACCGCCTGATTACGCCGTCCAACATCACCCTGCAGAGCATCGTGCAGGGCACGACGTCTGCATCGACGGCTGCTGCCGGTATGGCTGCGTCTCCGTACATCTACGCGGTCAACTATAACGTGCTCCGTATCCAGAACGGTATGGGTGCCGTGTTGTATTCTTCTTAAAATCTCGCTAAAACCTAGATGAGTAGCGTCGGAGGTGCGCAGCTCTTAGCCGAAGGGCCACAGGATGAGTGGCTTTCAGGCACCCCCCAAGTTTCATTTTTTCGATCAGTGTATCGGCACAGCGTGCCATTCGGTACCGAACTCAAAAAAATGAATTTTGATGCAGATGGATCGTGTCGTTTTGACAGATACGGCGATCTCCTCGGGCCGTGTCATCTCACGGCGCACGACAAGGTGACTGGTCAGCTTGTGCCTTTGAACTCATGGGCCGGAATCATCGATTCGGTCGAGCTCGTTATTGGTGGTCAGCTCGTCGACACGCAAGACTATGTGTATTCGTCACAGGTGTGGCCGGTGCTCGAGGCGTCGACGTGGTCGCAACGCGAGGCAACGCCGACGGGATTTTACCCTTTGCATTTCTTCTTTTGTCAAGACTGGTCGCGCGCCTTCCCTCTGTGCGCACTCAAATACCACGATCTGACGATTCGTATCAAGACGTTGTCGACCACATACACAATCCAAATGTGGGCGTCGCTCCTCCATCTCAGCGAAGTCGAACGCAGTTGGTTTGTCGATCAGCCGCACCGGCTCCTCATCACGCAGTCACAACGTACACGCATCACTGCAGACCAGAACGAGTTTCAGCGTTTCGCCGGTCCGATCAAGTACCTGGCGACCCAGGTTTTCGATTACCAACGTTTGTTCACGCCTGTCACGGCACCGACGCCCGTGACGCTCGACACGACAACCACGCAAACGTACACGGTAAATTACTACAATCCGTACAATCAATCAATCACGTGGTCACATACAACTCCTCTACCGGCAGGAGTCACCGTGACGTCCCAGACAAACACACAACTCGTGTTTACGATTGCAGCCGGGACGCTCTTTGCTCCGACTGCATTGAATGTGACAGCAACAATAATAGCACCATAGAATATGAGCGCGACCTTCGTGCTGGCTACAGGTGTACGGCCAGTACTGAGTGCCGTAGACCAAACACTGGATACGACGACGCAAAAGACATTCCAGGTGCTCCAGACGGCTGCAACGTCAGGCACGGGAACCATTACGTGGTCATATTCACTCCCAGATGGAGTGTCCGTCTTTTCGTCGGGCGGGACCCAGATCACATTTTTGATTCCGGCGGGTTTCATCATACGACCACAGACGTTCACCGTGACGGCGACAAACCAGGTGGGTCAGCGGGCAGTCAAAACGTTCAGGGTTGCATCCGGTCCCAAACCCATCGTTATTTCGCCCGGACCTCTCACGTTTGACACGTCAGCAGTGGGACGTACGTTCAGGGTTGTTCAGACAGTCTCTGCAGCAGGTCTGATTGAATGGTCATACAACTTGCCTATGAATGTGAATGTCATCTCGTCCTCAAACGGTGAAATCATCTTTGGGGTGAGTGCCGGGAAGAATGTTCCACCAACAACCATGACCGTCTCAGCCACGAACGAAGCAGGTATCGCCTCGACTCCTGTGTCTTTTGATGTCAGTGCGTACATCGCCCCGAATGTCACGGGCGTGGATCAGTTTCTGGAAACGACAACGTACCAAACATTTAGCCTTGTACAGACGATACAACCGGAGGCGACTGGTCAAATCACATGGTCATACACGGGTGGTGGAAGTCCCTCCCTTGCTTCGTCGAACGATACACAAATCACATTTTCGTTGACCATCGGAGGTCCGTATCGCGATAACCTGCCATTCACAGTCACTGCGACAAACGTGCTTGGTGTCTCGGCGTCCAAAACCATCGTTTTGACATCCGGGTCCACGCCTATTCTGACATCTGCCGCCACAACCTTGATTGTCGACTCGAGTATCGCGCGCACATACACAATCAATCAGACTGTGGCTCCCTCTGCAACTGGTCCACTCACATGGAACGGTGGGTACCCGCCACCGACAATCACGTACACGAATCAGTCTGACACGGGCATAACACTCAACGTCGCCCAAGGGGCTATCATTTCAACACCGGCTGTTTTTTCCGTCGTTGCGGCGAGCGGTATCACGCGTCTGACAGCCACCCCTCTGCAGTTTTCCATCAGAGCTGCGGGAACACCCGTTCTCGTACCACCCGGTGCGCAGAATCTCGAGACGCTTACGGGCAACGCATTTACGATCGCTCAGTCTGCACCATATACCGGTCCCGTGACATGGTCATACTCCCCGCAAATCCCGGCGACACTCATAACGTCCGACAGTGGGATCACGTTTTCGTTAGCACCCGGAACGAGCTTTGCACCGACAACCGTCACCGTGACGGCGACAAACGTCATCGGTGTATCTGCATCTACAGTCTTCACGGTCACGGCAGCCGTGAAACCCGTGCTCGTATCACCTTTTCAGCTTGCGCTCGACACGACGACCCAACAGACGTTCACGATTGCACAGACATCCCCGGGTGCCATGTCATGGGTATACACGTTTCTGCCCGCCGGTGTGACAGCCACAACGGCAGACTCGGGGATCACATTTACCGTCGCAGCCGAGACGTACTTTTCAACCAAAAACATCGTGGTAGAAGCCATAAACCTTGCTCAAGTTTCAGGGGTTCTCGGCGTCAATCTATCGGCCGGTGTATCATCCGCATTCATCATGAATTTCGGCGCAACAAACATTGGTTCACCAACCGATGGCGGTGTCTTCCAATCGAATGCGCCTCCACCCGGCGCATCCTACCCATCCGCGTCACTCTTTCTCGCGTCGCCGTCCAACCCACAAACGTATGACGTGTACGGTCAGCCGTATGGAAACGGCGAGTACATCATGTCGGCATCGTCCGTGTCGACAAACATGTCAAACGCCTTTTCGTTCACTGAGAACGTCGAGTGGTCATCGTCGACCGGTGTGTACACCGCCGGTGTGTACACGGGGGCCCAAGTGACGTATGTTGACAGTGTCGCGCGCTCGGGCGAATGGATCCAACTTCAGATTCCAGATACAATCACGGTGACGTCGATCCAACTCATTGAGGTTGGCGGGTCAAATGCAACCAGCTATATCATCGCGGGGTCGAACGACGGTGCAGTATGGTACTCAGTCTATGAGGGCACGGGCAGTGCATCAGGCGCCGACTTTTTCACGACTGTGCTCAACGTCACGGGTATCACGACAGCATACACAACCTACAGGTACATTGCAATGGCGACTAATCCGGCGAGCACGTTGACAAGCCTCGGCGGCTTCCAGGTGATTGGTACCACCGGATACGTGTCGCCAAAGCTCGTCAATCCGCGGAAGCTCACATTCATCGTGACGGCCGAACAGCGCTTCGCGGTTCAGCAAACGTCCGATCCGACTGCGACTGGTCCGCTCGCATGGTCAACCACGCCATACATCACGGATAACAGTCCTTTGCCCGCCACCGTCACGACCCCAAACATTTCCATCGCAAATCCTTACACGAATGCGGTCGCTGGTTCATTCACCGGTCTCATCGAGTTGACTGACCCGAAGCTCGACGTTGACATTCTGCGTGCCGATTTTACAATTGAGTTTTGGGTCTACGGTACGTCGAGCACAAACTTTGGTACGATCATTTCACGTTCATCGTCGGTCGCACTGGCGGCCCCCTTTGATTGGCAGTTTTTCCAGGACACCTCGAGCACGTATTTCCAAATGAACACGTTCCGTGTTGGTGTTCAACGTAAGGTGCTCTCGCCATTTGTGTGGAACCATGTCGCAATTTCAAGTGATGGGAGAAACGTCGTGCTTTACATCAACGGTGTAAACATCGCACAGACTGCAATCATCGTGGGTTCTTACACTGTCGGTCGGTCGATTTTCATTGGCGGTGGAAACACGGGGACTCTCTTTTCTGGGTACCTTGCCGATGTTCGGATCGTCTCAGGCTTTTCAATGTACACGACAAACTTTTCAGTTCCGACTGTACCGCTCGTCCAGGCATCACAGGGAACGACGCTCATGCTTCTGCAAATCAAACCAACTCTTCCGTCAGGGTTTTCAATTTACAACGTCGCGGCGTCAGGCATCACATTTGCCATTGCGCGCGACACAATATTCACCAACAACTTTACGGTCCAGGTTCAGAATCTTACCGGCGGGGAATCAAGCGTGACGTTTTTTATTGACACGACGCCGACTCCGCCCACCCTCTCTGCAGCAACACCCTTTGTCATTCCGACGTACGTGCCGACGACATTTTCAGTGTTTCAGACTGCATCACCGTTGCTCACGGGTCCGATTGAATGGTCATATACGACCCTTCCCATGGGTGTCACGGAGACGATCCCAAAGGATGATACACAAATTACATTTGCGGTTGTGCAATACGCCATGCCGTACCAACAAAGTTTCACGGTATCAGCCTCGGCTGATTTTGGTCTCACGAGTCTGATTGTTGTGTACACCGGGTACGGTGACACCCCCGTTCTTGCGAGCGCATCACCCTATGTCATTGCATCATCAGCCGGGACGACGTTTACGATCAATCAAACGGCTCTGTACACGGGGACGATCACATGGACGTACGGGGCACTTCCGAGCGGCGTTTCATTTTCGAGCTCGAACGATACGGGCATCACGTTTGCGGTTGCGACCGACTCGACGTCTTCGACGACCACTTTCAATGTATCGGCGACGTGCTTCTACGGCGCGTCAAGCACGAATGTGACGTACACTTCATCGCCTCCGGCCGGACCAGTCGGGTCGATCGGTCAATTCGGCTCGACGTCAAATCCGAGCATTTCGCTTTCGTGGACTGCCGGGTCAAGCGCCACGTCATACTCAATCGTGACGACTCCTGCGACGACGACCCAAACGACGTCTGAGACGTCGTATACATTTTCGGGTCTGAGTGCCGCGTCCGAATACACATTCACGATCCAGTCTGGTAACTCCATCAATGCATATGCATCGCCAGTCACGTCCGGAAACATGTACACATCAGCTTTGCCGACCAACCTGGTCGTCGGCTCAGTCTCTGGATCGAGCATTCCTCTTTCATGGACGGCGGGCTACGGCGTCACATCATACAGCATCACGTCGACGCCAGCGACAACGACACAGACGACAAGCGGCACCTCCCGCACATTCACGGGGTTGACAGGTGGAACACCATACCTGTTCACGGTTCAATCAGTCGTGCCGACTGGAACGGGTGGTAGCGTGAGTTCCATATCGTACGTGACACCGGCTGCGGCTGTCGCATCAATCACAAGCATTACCATTGCGAGTCTGTCGAGCGTCACCGTATCGTGGCCGGCAAGTGCGAGCGCGAGTTCATACTCGATCAGGACAACTCCGACAACAACCACACAAACGACGAGTGCGGTATCTCTTGTGAAGACGGGACTCACGATCGGTATCGATTATACCGTGAACGTCACATCAATCAACGCATATGGTACGGGTGGCGTCACAACATCTACGTCATTCGTCATTCCGACGGCGGTGACCAACCTTGCACTGGGCAACCAACAAATTACAACGGTCGATCTCGCGTGGACACCTGCATATGGCGCAACCGGATACTCAATCACGACGTCACCCGTGACAACGACCCAAACAACAACGAATCCAAACTATACATTCACGGGTCTGAGTGGAGGTACACTCTATACATTCACGGTCGTGTCTACCAACTCGATCGGATCAGGTGACTTGGCGTCATCTCCATCAATTCTCACCAGACCAGAGGCTGTCACGGGCATCACACCGAGCAATTACACTCTCACGACGGTTGACATGTCATGGGCGGGTGCAGCCGGTGCCGCGTCATACATCATCACGACGACGCCCGCAACCACCACGCAAACAACCACTGGAACGACACTCACAAAGACGGGGTTGACGGCCGGTACAGCCTACATCGTCAATATTCAATCCGTCAATGCGAGCGGAAACGGCGGGACTGCATCGTCAGTGAGCTTCTTCACACTCCCGGTGGCCGTCACAAACCTTGCGCTGAGTAATCCACAGATTACGACGGCCGATCTCACATGGACGGCCGCGTCGGGTGCAACGTCATACAAGATTGTGACGACGCCTGCTTCGACGATGCAGACAACATCTGGAACTGCATTCACAAAGACTGGGCTCGCGCCTGGGACGACGTATACATTCACGGTGACGTCAGTCAACTCGAGCGGTGAAGGCGGGTCGGTGATTTCATCCTCGTCCATCGTGACTCGTCCGGCCGCCGTCCTCAATCTGACAACGCTCAACCCACAAAACACAACCATGGGACTTTCGTGGACGGCATCCCCGAGCGACATTCTCGTCACGTACACCGTGACCACATCACCAGTCACAACCACGCAAACGACGACCGGAACGACGCTCACAAAGACGGGACTCAGTGCCGGTGTTCTGTACACGTACTATGTGCTTGCAACCAACGCCTCGGGTGATGGTGGAACATCAAACACGTCCAGGATTACTTTGCCGCCCCAAGTCACGAGTTTAGTAACGAGTGGTCCCCAACAAACCACGATGGGACTCACGTGGACGGATGCGCTCGGCGCAACGTCGTACTCGATCGCAACGTCGCCCGCTGTCGTAACATCTCCTCAGACAGCATCACCGGGTGGCGCATACACATTCACGGGGTTGACTGCCGGTATTCAGTACACATTCACCGTGACGTCGATCAACGCGTCAGGTTCGGGAACCGTCACAGCATCTCCTGCCGCCGTGTACACGCTTTCACCCGCCGTCGCAAGCGTCACGACGACTAACCCATTGACAACCACCATGGATCTCACGTGGCCTGTATCGACCGGCGCAGTGTCATACAGTGTCACGTCAACGCCAACGACAGTAAGCCCCCCTACGACGCAGACATTCGTAATCACCGTTTCAAACCCCGGTGGTGGGAATGTGTTCTTTGTCGATGGCGTCAATAGACCAACACTTACACTCCTTCGTGGGAGTGTCTATACATTCAATCAAGCGGACGCATCAAACTCGACTCACCCAATTGCATTCAAAATTGACGGGGGATCTAATTATACTACCGGCGTTGTCAGCACTGGTACACCGGGGTCGAACGGCGCACAAACAGTATTTACGGTTGATCAGGGTGCGCCATCACAGCTTCGGTATTATTGTACCGTACACGGCGAATATATGGGGAGCACTATATCAATTGTCGATCAACCGACTGCACAGACGCTCGCGCCCGGCGGGACGTTCACGGGACTTACCGGCGGTATCGTGTACACATTTACGGTTGCGGCAGTCAACTCGAGCGGGTCGGGTGGAACGACGACGTCCGCATCCAGAATTACGCGTTCGCTTCCACCGGCAAGTCTGACACCTGTTGCTGCCATTGCAACGTCGTTCATCGATTTGTCATGGCCGAGCGCGGTTGGCGCCGTATCATACACAGTCGTTTCAACACCGACAACCTCCACATTCTCTGGTGTGACGCCGACGAACCTCCGTTTCAGCGGACTGGCGAGCGGGACGAGCTATACATTTACCGTGACGTCAGTGAATGCATCCGGAACGAGCGAAACGTCACGGACCTCGGTGTCCATGCTTACGCTTCCGGATCCGCCGACGAGTATCACACCGAGCAATGCAACCACGACCACGGTCGATCTCAATTGGTCTGCAGCGGTCGGCACAGACACGTACACGATCACGACGACACCCGTCTCGACGACCCGAAGTCTTCTCACAGGTACGTCATACACGTTCCCCAGTCTTTTGTCCGGAACATCGTACACATTCACGATTCGGTCGGTCAATGCATCCGGTACAAGTCCCACGGCGACAACGTCCGTGGCATACTTTACAATCCCGGTGGCTGTCACGACGCTCAACACGTCTGGTCCACAGCAGTCATCGATCGACCTTTCATGGACGGATGTCACGGGCGAGTCTCAATATACAATCACGTCAACACCGTCAGTTGGGTACACGGCTACTCTCGCGGCAAACACGTCAAGTGCGACGTTTCCAGCGACCGGGAGCGGATACGCACTCACGGCAGGTACGTCTTACGTGTTCCGGATCACCCCATCCAACTCGAGCGGTGCCGGTGCATTCACGGATTCCGTCGCTCGATTCACTTTGCCGGCTGCGCCCACACTTTCAGCAACGTCCATCGGCGGTGTATTTACGTCGATCCAAAGAACTCAACTCACGGTCAACTGGATCGCACCGGCGATCGGCACAACCACAGGGTACTACGTGTCGTGTCCCGGTCTGACGACTCAAACAATCACGGCACCGACCACCTCGGCGACATTCACAGGTCTGACGACCGGAACGTCGTACACATTTACCATTCAGTCGATCAATGCATCCGGTGGTGGTGGTTCAATCACCACGGCAGCAGTGTTTACCCTACCGGACGCGGTGACGACACCGACGACGAGCGCATACGGTCTCACGACCATGACTGTTGGCTGGACGAGTGCGACGGGTGCAACGTCATACACAGTCTCGGCCGCCGTTTCACCGGCAGGTGGAACCGTTCCGACGACCCAAACAATCACGGCACCGACCGTCGCGGCAAACTTTACAGGTCTGTCTTCGGGGTACAGTTACACGTTCACAATTTCGTCACTGAACGCATCTGGTACGGGCGACCTTACCGCGTCACCAACAGCCGCCAAGACGCTTTCGCCGGCACCGGGACAACCGACACTCACGGGGTTCAACGCTGCGTCCGGTGGAACGTCTCAGATCCAAATTGCAGTGTCGTCCTTCGCCCAAGGCGCAACCAGTAACATCTTCACGTCATCACCTGCATCCACTACAACGATACAGACGTCGGCAGTCTACCCGTACACATTCACAAGTCTCAGTCCAAACACGTCGTACACATTCACAGCCCAGTCTGTCAATGCGAGCGGGTCCGGTTCGACGTCCATCGCATCAGCCGCTCTATTCACTTTGCCAAACCCAGTGACCCTTTCGGGAACCGACATTGGCGGTGTGTTTACGTCGATCGCACAAGCACAGATGACTGTCAACTGGAATGCACCTACTGGTGGTGCGTCGACGTACAGTGTCAGTATCGCAACAACAGACGGTGGGTCTCTTCCTGCCAGTCAAACAGGTATCACCAGTACGTCCGCGACCTTCTTGACGCTCACACCCGGAAAGACGTACAACTATACAATCACGGCAGTCAACTCGGGTGGAAACAGTTCGACCGTCACGACAAACAACGTCCAGACGCTTTCGCCAGCACCTGGAACGCCAACACTCAGCGGTGCAACCAAAACGTCGATCGTCGTCACATTCAGTGCGGCAACCGGTGCCGCATCATACCTGGTCACGTCATCACCGGCATCTACGACGACGACGCAGACGCTCGCATCCGGCGGAACGTTCGCGGGTCTCAATCCGAACACGAGCTATACATTCACGGTTCAGTCCGTGAATCCGAGCGGGAACGGTGGAACATCAGTCGCCTCAGCCGCGCTCGTTACACTCACGTACGCACCGACGCTCTCGTCGACGATCGTCGGCGGCGTGTTTACGAGCATCACATCCACGACATTCACGATCAACTGGCTGGCACCGACCACGGGAACTGCAACGTCGTACGGCATTTCCGGTACGGGGGTGTCAACTCAAACAGGTCTCGGTCTGACTGTCAATTCGAGTACCGTTACAGCCGGATCGACCAATGGCGCATTCACAATCACGTCATACAACTCGGTAGGGGTCGCTGGTGATACCGTCGTGACGACGACGATCAAGACGCTTGCAGCCGCCGCGACGAATTTCCAGCAACAGGCTGGTACGGCAAGCAGTCAAACAGTCGTTCTCACATGGACGAATGCGACCGGCGCCGAGTCTTACATTCTGGTTGGTGGACCCACGACCCTCACCCCAGTTGCAGGTGCGTCGACAGGATATACCGTGTCGAGTCTCGTCACCCCCGGTTCAGCGTACACATTCACGCTCCAGTCACGGACAAACGTGGGAATTTCGGGCGGACCGTCACTCGGGAGCACGACGGCTTCGATCCAAGCGTTTACGGCACCGAGCGCGCCATCGAACCTCGCGGCGGGTACACCGGTAGGAGCGACAATTCCATTCACATGGTCTTCGCCCGGCGGAACAATCACGTCGTACACGCTCATTGGGGCGAACATTCCAACTGGATCAGTCACATTCTCCGGAACAGCCGCGAGCACGTCGTACACACTCAGTGGTTTGTCAGGTGGGACGACGTACGGTCCATTCACTCTCAAGGCGAACAACACGGGTGGTTCGTCCGATCCATCGCCCCAAATTGCGGCAGTCACGACAGTTCTGGGTACACCGACAGCACTCAACGTCACGAGCGTATCGACGACCGGGTTTACGCTCAACTGGACGGCCCCGGTCGGGGGTGCCGGGTCATACGTGGTCACGGGACCGCCTCCACTGGCACCAAACATAGTCACTGGGACGAGTGCAGGCTTTTCGGGGCTCAATCCAAATACCGGGTACGGTCCACTTACGGTCACTGCGTATAGCGGCGCAGGTGGTACCGGAACAGCTGGAACACCGACATCAACTGGTTCGGGGACCAGCGGGACCGTGTTCACTGTGCCGAGCGCACCGGGTGTACCCACCGCAGGGGGATCTGCAACCACGACAGCGTTCACGGCCTTCTGGACGGCACCCAGTGGTACAATCACATACTCAATCACAGGTACGGGAACACCGACGCCGCCGTCATTTACGCCGGCGACCAACTCGCAGGGGTATACGGGTCTCACGGCCGGAAACAGCTATGTGTTCACAGTCACAGCGACGGGACCGGCTGGTTTCCTCAACGACACGCCGACGACGATCGCACGTACGAGCACGAGCGTCGGGACAATCTATACAATCTCGCCGGCGGTGTCAAGCTTTTCACTCTCAGGCAAGACGTACAATTCAATCACTCTTGGATGGTCAGCTGCAAACGGCGCGTCATATTATACAATTGCAGGCGCGGGACTCCCTTCAACACCTTATAATGTCTCAGGAACGTCGTATACAATTCCCAGTCTTAATGGAAACACGCTGTACCCTACAAGCGGAACGTTCAGTATCGCACCTGTCAACAGCAGCGGCACAGGTGCATCGGCGACACTTGCCGCGACACAAACACCGCCAAACCCACCGACGCTGTCTTTCAATTCAAAGACGAACAGCTCAATCCTGTTCAATATTACAGCGCCATCTGGTGGTGGTCAGTCATCATACAATTTGGTGGCTCCTGGATATGGGACAGTTACTGGGATCAGTTCGGGTACAACGTCATACAATCTGTCAGGCCTATCTCCGGGTACATCATACGGTCCGTTTACGCTCACGGCGCTGAGCGGAAACGGCAATACTGATTCGAGTGCTATAGGCGCACAGGTGACACTGCCTTCACCGGTTTCCAGCTTCGGGATCAGTTCAAGGACTACATCTTCGTTCACGTTTAGCTGGGGTGGTGCCGCCGGTGCGTCATTCTTCATACTCACGATATCAGGGTACTCATCCTACTATGTCACTTCATCACCATTCACTGTAAGCGGTCTATCTGCAAACCAACAGTACGGCGGGTTCACATTGACACCTTATAACTCGCCGGGTGAAGTTGGAACAGCCGGGACGATCGGGACACAATACACATTGCCAAACCCACCGACGAGTGTCTCGGCAACAGCGACGGGTTCAACGACGGCGACAATCACATTTAACGCACCGAGTGGCGGTGCGTCGTCATACGGGAGCGGCAACGCGGTCGGCGGCGCCGGATCATTCAGTATCTCAGGAACGACAGTTTCAGTCACGGGTCTCGCTGCAAGCACTTCATACCAATTCTATGTGTATGCGAACGGACCCGGTGGAAGCAGTACGCTCGCTTATACAAACTCAATCACAACAAGCTCACCACCACTTTCTCCATTCACGGCTGTATACATAAATCCGGGGTCATATACAGCGACCCAAACTGGCAACATTAGAGTTCTAGTGGTTGGCGGCGGAGGTCAGGGAGGACCTGGTGCGAATCGCGCGGGCGGTGGCGGCGGAGGAGGAGGTGTCGTGTACTGTACCGCGTTTCCAATTGTTTCGGGAACTACTTATAGCATAACAGTGGGTTCAGGTGGTTCTGGACAGCCTGGAGGAGCAAACCAAGGAAACCCTGGAGGGCCGTCTACAATCCCAGGTATTACGGCGATCGGCGGCGGCGGCGGTGAAGGAGCATACTCACCTGGTCTCCCGGGTGGAAGCGGTGGCGGCGGCGGTCAAGATACTCGCGATTTTGGCGGCACACCAAATCCAGCCGGATCGGGAACTCAACCAAGTCAGCCGCAAATTGCAAATTGCATAAATTACGGTAATCCGGGTACCATCGGAGGATATAACGGCACATTCGGTGGCGGTGGTGGCGGCGGCGCAGGTGGGGTAGGAGGCGCGACGTCAGGAAATCCAGGTGGTGTCGGAGGTCCTGGAATTGCAATTGATATGGGTCAACTATTCTTTCAAACCCCTGGCGGACAAATATGGGGGGCGGGGGGTGGTGGAGCAACTCAACCAGGTGGTACCGGCGGTGCAGGGGGTAATTCGGGGACGCCTTACGCCGGCGGTGGAGCAGCAAGCGATTCGGGAGTGGGGGGTGCAGGTGCACAAAATTACGGCGCCGGAGGAGGTGCAGGTGCATCTGGTGGTGCCGGTGGTGCCGGTGGTAGAGGAATTATTGTCCTCAAGTCTCCTTAAAGGTGTACAGTGCATGTAAGCCATGCTCTATAGGATTGTCAAACAGTTGATCGACCCGGACGAGGCCCACAAGTTGTCTGATATCATTAAATCGCAACCTGATAAACAAGGGGATGATCAGGTTCCGAAAAGCCACGCATATTACAGTCTCGCGGCATGTTCGGTTCTTCTCGGCCAGCTTACAGAAAAGGTTTCAAAGCTGGTCGGAAAGACTCTGAAACCGACGTACACGTATTGTCGAGTCTATCTCAAAGGGGCTATACTTGCACCGCACAAAGATCGACCGAGCTGCGAATACTCAGTCACACTCAATCTGAGTCAGACACATACATGGATCATATACATGGACAAGACGGGTGTAACTCAAACCCCCGGAGACGGTGTCATTTATAGGGGGTGTGAGATTGAACACTCGCGCAAAGAGTTTGAAGGCGACGAGTATGTCCAGGTGTTTCTTCACTATGTCGATGCGAACGGTCCATACAAAGACTACATCTACGACAATAAACACGTTCAGAGCAAACCAGTGACGATATACAGACACGTCTTCGAAAATGAAGTGTACCGGAACCACACAACCTATTACCGCTTTATTGAGGCTTTACCTGAAACAAATATAGACGAAATTCGACAGATACTCGATACGAAAACTCTCAGGGATGCAGAGGTTGGGGATAATGGCGGGGAAGTGAATATTTCGAAGCGTCGATCGAAAATCTTTTGGCTTCCAAAAACGGACGAGTTTGTCGAGGTGTACAATATATTCCGCGAGTTGATTTCAAAGTGTAACCAGGAGTTTTATAAATTTCACCTGACGGAAATAATCGAGGATATTCAGTACACGGTGTACAACTCGGATGACGAGGGCTATTACGATTGGCACCTTGACATGGGTCCCTCGAAAGCGAAACGCAAACTCAGTCTCGTGTGTCAACTTTCAGACCCATCAGAGTATGAGGGTGGTGAACTTCAGATCAATATCGGGAATGTCTCCACGGTCGAGAAGGAAAAGGGGACGGTTATTCTCTTCCCGAGCTATTTGCTTCACCGAGTAACACCCGTCACAAAAGGTACACGTAGATCCCTTGTCCTGTGGATCGAAGGCCCAGCCTTTGTATAGTTTTCTTGACACATACCAGATGGCGTTCGCCGTGACAAACACCGGCAACGTAAAGACGCGCGTCACAACGCGTCTTTTCGGTTCCGCTCCAGATATATCAGTCACCCCAAAGAATACGGCACCCGTTTCGACGTCAGGGGGTGGCGTGTTGTTCAAGCCGGGTCAGTACGTCATTTTCCCAGGCACGAGTCTCGCGTCATCCATCAACTTTGGATCACAGACCGTCTCGGTCGGGTTGTCGGGCGTGTCGATCAAGTGTACGTTCATGTTCACGGCGAACAACACGTCGAGCGTCGCGTCGGACAATCAGCGCCTCGTCGATTTCAACACGGCTGCAAGCGGCGTCAACAACCTGATCTTAACCAAGGTTGCCGGAACGAACAATCTCATGTTTGCCTACCGGAACGGGTCGGGAACGCAACAGAGCGTCACGACATCCGGCTTTGCCTTTGAGACTGGTGTCGTGTATACGGTCGTCGCCATTTACGATCCGAGCGTCGGCTCGACCGGTCAACTAAGCATCTACGCGGCCTCCGGGAACCGCGTCGGTATAACACCCCTTGTGACGTCAACCCCGAGCGTCAAGGCGACGAGCTCATTCACATATACAAACACGTATATCGGTCGATCGTCGTACACGGCGGATCAACCGCTCATCGCCCAGATTTACAGTCTCGGTGTCTACAAGCGTGTTCTCGGTCTGAGTGAGACGATCGCCCCGAACGTCGCCTTTGTCAATGCACCATACTTCACAGGCTACCTCCAATCGTCACAGCTGGGTGTCGCATACATGCCCACGACGCCCAAGTATACAATTGCGCTCTGGGTCCACTGGCTCAGCGGCACAAACTTTGTTTCGACTGATGCGCTTGCGCTCGGCACGAACGGTACGGCGTTTGTCGGGTACCACAATGCAATCTCATTCACGATCGGTGGGACAATTGTCCAAAACACATGGCAGCACGTCACCATCGCATACGCGGCTGGTTCCATGCGTCTTTTTGTGAATGGCGTCAAGGTGGTGACGACGAGCGTCCCGGCCTATACGGCGTCCGGGACTAGCCAAGTGGTCATTGGAAACGGTTGGAAGGGCTATCTCGATGATTTTCGGATATACCCTGCATCCCTCTCAGACAAGGCGTGTACAGACCTGTACTCGTATGAGACGGCTCTGACGTCCGACACGCCAATCACGGCAAACAACTATGTGTGTCAGGACATTGGCATTCAGTTTGGCTCGAACGTGTTTCCGACCACGACGAGTCCCGGGGCGGGTGAACTCTTCCCCTTTGGCCCGATTGTGTTTCGTCAGACGACGCGGCTCGGCCGAAACGTGGTGACGCCGTGGTTCCTCCCAACCAAGTACATTATTGTTTCGCCTTACAGAATCGCACTCGACCATTCGATCGCATTCTGGCACTATGCAATCAACATGACAGGGTCACCCGTGACGAACGTTCTACTCAACACACCAACCCTTTCACTGGTCAAAGCGGGTGCAAACTTTACACTGGCACACACGGGGTCACCGGCATTCACGCTCGCGGCAGGTGTTGGTGTCGACAATCAGTGGCAACACATTGTCGTGACGTACGAGGCTGACTATAACACCGCAAGCCTCTTTGTCAACGGCGTCAATGTCGTCCGTGATGTCGCCGGCGGAACATCACCATATGCGGTCTCCACTCCGCTCACGCTCGCACCAAACATGACGGGGTCGCTCGACGATATACGTATGTACAACGGTCGACTCACTGATACGGATTGTCTTTTGTTGTACAACGCCGAACGTGGGTTGCCGAGCGACGCGACTTTGCCCCCCGTCATTTTCGGTCAACCGGACTTTACACTCAACTTTGGCGAAGAAACTGTCCCTGTATTGACCGATACAGGATTCGGGCGCTACGCTGTCACGAAAACGGGTGCCGTGACGATTCGGTCATTGATACGTAATGGACAGAATGTCAACACCCCATTTCTTTTGAACGGGCTCAAGTACCTAAGGGTGGCGTACAACCTGAGGACCGACTTTTCCGTCGCCGTCTGGATCTACCCGACGGCAACGTCACCGTGCTTCTTTATCGACACGCCCGGGATCACCTTTGGCATCGATGCCGGAAACTACATCCTGAACAACACCATTTTGGCGTCAGCGTCCCCCTTCCCACTCGACATATGGACGCACGTGACGCTCACATACCTCGGCGATTTCAACACGTCCAACCTCTTTGTGGACGGAACACAAGTTGCGACCAACGTCGTCGTGTCTGGTGCAGCCTCGTACCTTCCAAATCTGACATCTCCCGTGACGTTCGGTGCGACGTTCAGTGGATCGCTCGACAGTATTCGCGTCTACACGGGAATACTCACAGCCACGGAAGTGTCGGCACTCTACGCATACGAGCTTGCTGTCGCACCCGATCCAGTGATTGCACCTATCGTCTTCACAAACCCAGACATGGCAATCAACTTTGGTACCGGAATCATACCGGCAGTCTCTGACGTGTATCCGCAAGATGGTACCGTGATACTGGACTCGGCTCGCCTGGGTATCCCAAACATTGCACCGATCGACAATGCGCCGACATTCACGTCGAGCAACGTCCAGTTTATCGCATCGTCTTCGCAGTACATCAACACGGGTCCGGTACTGTGGAATGTTGAAACCGTCGGATTCACGATCGTCGCCGATGTGATATTCACGGGTCTCGAAGAGTACTATGAAGGTGTTTTTTGCGCCCAACGTACGAGCGGAGGCACCACGATCGATGTTGGCAACGCCGGGAACTTTATGCTCATGCGTAGCGGTCGAACCCAGACGTTCATTTTTCGCATGTATGATGATATCGGAAGGGCATACCAGGTATACACCCCATATCTTGTACAGAACCGGCGGTACATCATCGTGTGTGCATTCGACCCGACAGTCGAAAACGGTCTGATGACCATGTCCCTCGACGGAACGATCGTGGCGACGCTCGCGAACGTTTTGGACGGGCCCTTTTCGGATGACACGTACGCAAACAATTGTATTGGCTGTCTCTTCCCGGGCGCATACTATCCCGCCAACATCGACATGTACAAGCTTGCGGTGTTCAATCGCGTGGTGACTCCGAGGGAGCTCAACACAATCGTCTTTGGGACGCCCTACGCCATCTCGGACCTCGTCGGACTTCGAATTGATTCGATCAATTTTGAGTATATGAACGGTGTCGTCTACATCCCCTTTGAAAGTTCAGTCACGGACGTCATTTCAAACATAGTCATCACGCGTCAAGCGAATCCAGTCACATTCACTGACGGCATCGTCGGCCAGTGTGCCATATTCGGCGGGAACACGTCGGCGGGTGCACTCCCTCAACAGTATTACACCATGCCGAATGTGTTTACGGGGTATCCGCTCTCGATCGCTTTTCGGTTCAAGCCGCTGTTCACATCCTACACGGGTCACATTTTCAACATCACGGACGGTGCCGGTACATCGTGTTTTAGCGTCACGTACAACGGTGCCGTCGGGAACATCCTGACGAGCACGGGTCTCGACTCGGGAGTCGTGGGCATCGGGGTGTGGATCCACGTGTGCATCACGGTGGATGTCAGCTACACGTCGCGAATGTACATCGATGGGGTCCAAGTGTCCCAACAAGCCGGATCGTACAACATGTCGACATTTGCATCGACGATCGTCATTGGTGGCAATGCGACTCTTCCACCGACCAACGGGTTCAATGGCTACATGGACGAAATTCGGATGTTTCGGCGGGCGCTTTTGTCCAGCGAGGTTTCGACACAGTATGAAACCGTGACACCCATCAACACATGGACGCGCAACGCCCCATTTTGGCCCGGATCCTTCGTCAAGAAGGAGTTTGTTCCGACGTTCAGTCTAGGACAGTTTGGCTATTCCGTAGCCCTGAGCGGCGATCACACGACGATAATCGTCGGTGCTCCCGAGGCGTCCCGTGCGTTCGTCTACGACGTTGAGACCGAAACACTGTTGGCCGAACTCCCAAGTGTGGCCGGCTCGTTTGGTAACTCGGTCGCGACCAACTATGACGGAACCGTATGCGTGGTGGGTGCACCCACATACAATGGAGGTGCGGGCTATGCGGCCGTCTTTGACACGGGCACGGGTGCGGTGGTCAACGTGCTGACCGGCGCAGGCAACCAGTTTGGGTTTACCGTGTCGATGAGTGAAGATGGTGGCAAGGTGCTCGTCGGAACCCCGGGCGTTGGTGGATCGGGCGGGTACGCCACGGTGTTTTCAGGCGCGGGGTACGCGACGACCGCATCACTCGCAGGTACGGGAGGCAGTTACTATGGGCACACGGTGTCTCTGTCGGGCGACGGCACGACGGCATATGTCAGTGCGCCGAACGACGGAGACGGTGTTGTCCGCGCGTTTTCATCCAGCGGTACATTCCTCAACACAATCACGCGTGCGTCCGGAACGTACGGCTACTTTGGCTTTTCGGTAGCGACCAATTCAACCGGCACACGTGTCGTCATCGGTGCACCAACCGCAAACAACAACACTGGCTTTGCAGGTGTGTATTCATCGGCGGGTGCGCTCATTTCAACACCCACTAATGTGGTTGGTCTCTATTCACAGTTTGGCTTTACAGTCGCGATCAGCGGTGACGGCTTGTCGGTCATGGTCGGAACACCATTCGGAAATGTGAATGTATTGAGATCCGGGTACGCCGCGCTGTTCAATGCAGGAACTGGAACCCTGACCAAACAGATTGAGCAAACGACATTTTCATTTTTTGGCGTTTCAGGCGGTGTCAGCTACGACGGATCGTACGGTATAGTCGGTGGAGCCGGACCAGCAAACACACCGTTCACCATCAGTGGGTCGGTCCTTGTGTTCAATACGAACCAGCGTGTCGACACGTCATACTATCTTCAGGGTGACTATACTGTTGCTGGGTGGTCCCGCTACAAGGCAGGTACGGTTATATTTTCAACATCGGAGGTTCAAATCTCGACGGATGGTACGCGGTACATTGGCGTGCACAACGGCGTAAAGTTTGGCATCCCCGATGTCATCACGTGGCCAGTCAGCGTGTTTGTGACAGTCGCGATCGCTGCGACGACGACAATAACAAAGACGAGTGGCGGCTCAGCCTGGAACGGTCTTGCACGTACGACACAGTCATATCCGATCACGGCATACATGACCGCGACACCCGGCGACACAACCTCAGTGATGGCGTTTGGCCTGTCGACCGCGACGTCCGTGGCATCACCGTCACTGGATTACGCCTGGCTCTTTTCAGGCAGTGCCGCAATCATCTTTGAAAATGGCACGTCATACACGGGATACGGATCGTACACGACATCGACCGTGTTCCAGGTGACATACGATTCGACAAAGGTGTCGTACTACAAGGATGGTGAGCTTCAGCGAACAACAGTACGTGTCCCCAGTCTCGCCCTGTACGGTCAGGCAAACATGTACACGCTCTCGGCGTCATTCACGGAGGTTGATTTCGGCTACAACTTTTCGCGAATCGAATTCGACGCGTGGCAACATATCGCTTTTACATATCTCGGCGACTACAACATTTCGAACATCTACGTCAACGGTCAACTTCAGGCGTACATTGGCATAGCTCCACCCAACATAAACATCACCGGGCCGTACGTGCTCGGTCTCGAATGGCAGGGCTACATTGACGATGTTCGCACATACTCACGTGTCATGTCACCTGATCAAATTCTCGCCATGTACACGTACGAGAGCACGCTGCCACCTGAACCAACGCCGTTGTCATACAGTCTTCCAAAGATGGCACTCAACTTTGGAACAGCTGACGTTGAATTAATCACGAGTGTTGGGTCTTTTGCCGTCGCGCTGACAGGGGCGATTGTTGGTCACGATTCGATTCGACTCCAAAAGTCTGTCGCGACACCTTACTTTTCACCCCTGACCAAATACCTCACGGTCACGTCCAAATCGACGACACCGTCTCTCGTAAATCCGGGATCGGTGATTCTCTCGTCCAACTATACGCTCGCTGACGAGCAGACGTTCAGGGTTCCACAGACGAACCGAAACGCACCAAACATCGAATGGCAGTACAATGGCGTGCCGCAGGGTCTCATCGTATCATCCCAGACTGATTTTGGCATCACATTCAAGATTTTCAAGGGGACGACCATTCCAAATGAAACATTCATCAGCATCAAGGCGATCAATCCAGTCAATTTGTCGTCGTCCGTCGTGTCATTCGCCGTCTCGGTGACCAACGGAATTGCCATCGGAGGTGATCTCGTCGCGGACATTAATGGGCGCCGGATTCACGTCTTCACGTCGCCGTCAAGCACGCTCACCATGCTTGCAACCGGATCAGTTGATATGCTTCTCGTCGGAGGTGGGGGAGGCGCCGGTGGAGGATATGCGGGAGGTGGAGGAGGTGCCGGTGGTCTCATTTTTCGAACAGCCGAGACGGTTGCGGTTGGATCATACAGCGTCACGGTTGGGTTGGGCGGAAGTGGATCGTATGGGGCTGCCGCGCCATCGAGTGGAGGGAACACGGTGCTTGGATCGTTGTATACAGCGATCGGCGGCGGCGCTGGAGCGGCTGACCAAACGCAACTCGGTGGTATAATTGTCGCAGCGCGCCCCGGAGGATCTGGTGGCGGCGGAAGTACAAATGCAGTTGCAGCGGGTCTCGGAACTGCCGGTCAGGGGTACAAAGGCGGCACGGCGGCAACAAGTGGAAACTCGGCGGGGGGTGGAGGCGGTGCCGGCGGCGACGGTGGTTCCAAAACTGTTATCATTACAAGCGAGGCTGGTCAATTTGCCCAGTTTGGGTTTGCATCGGCAATCAGCGCCGATAGTACAAAGTTGCTGGTCGGTGCGCCATACGCATCGGGCGGTGATGGATATGCCGGCTTATTTAACACTGAAACGGGTATAGTCATTCGGACATTTGCGAGCACGGCTGGGGCTGGGGCACAGTTTGGAAGCTCGGTTGGCATTTCGAGCGACGGATCGCGCGTCATCGTGGGCGCATCCCCTGCATCAAGCGGTGCCGGGTACGCCGCCGTGTTCGACGGAACGAATGGCGCGCTCATCGCGACGCTCGTCGGGGCTGGAAATCAATTTGGATTCTCGGTGGCAATGAGTGGCGATGGCACGACGGCAATCGCCGGGACGCCGGGTGTCGACGGTCTGAACGGCTATGTCAACGTCTACACGGGTGCAACGTACGCGACAGTCACATCAGTTGCATACACGCCGTCTGGTGACGAATACTTTGGCCACTCGGTGTCAGTCACCGACGACGGCAGTCTCGTGCTCGTGGGTGCACCAAACAAGTCGAGCGGAAGTGGGTATGCTGCAGCGTTCCTCACGTCGACTGGCATCTTCTACCGTGAGTTTAACAGTCAGGCTGGCACATTTGCATACTTTGGGTACTCGGTCGCGATCAGCGCTGACGCGAGTACCGTGATTGTCGGTGCGCCAACCTCAAATGTCAATGCCGGGTATGCGGCAACATATGATGTCCTGACGGCAATCATCAAATCGTCCATGACCAACGTTCCCCTTGGAGCGTCACAATTTGGATATGCAGTCGGCTTGAACGATACCGGCTCAGTTGCCATTGTAAGCGCGCCGTTGGCACCAGCCACTCTGTATGGTGACCAAGGTGGGTACGCGGCACTCTTGGTCGCATCGAGCGGCGTCGTTATTCGCACATTCTCGACGGAATACCCCATGACGGGTGCATCGGTCAGTATAAGCAACGATTTCGTCTCAGCGGTTGGAGCTGGTGGCAACAACCTCGTTCCGTTCTTTATGGATGGCGGAGTATCCATTTATTTCTAAGCAGCAAGTAGATGCCTGTGACTATAAAGGGCGGTACGGGCGGCCCCGGACTTACCTATGCAATCACCGGTATCAATCAGACGTACTCCGGGGGTGGCGGAGGCACTAACGCATTTGGCGGGACGGGCGGTGGTGGTGATGGAAACGGTTCAGGGCCGGGCGGTGATGCAACATACTATGGCGGAGGTGGTGGAAGTTCGGGAACGTCGCTCGGCACGGGTATACCCGGTGGAAACGGCTATCAAGGCATATTTATACTTTCGTACCTGATCAACATAGCCTCGGCGTCAGGTGCAACGCCCCTCCTTTCGAGCTTGAGTCCATTTGTTTTTTCGACATCCACTGCTGGTCAAACGTTCACGGTGTATCAATCGGCGACAAACACTGGGCCAATCACGTGGTCATATAACACCTTGCCGAACGGCGTAACATTGGCGTCGCAGAGCATCACGCAGATTACGTTCGGAGTGAATCAGAACTCGACGGCTGTTCAACAGCCGTTCATTGTCACGGCCACCGGTCAATATGGGTCGACGTCAATCACGATCACGTACACAGCGACACTTTAATCACAGGGGGTGAGGCACTTTAAAATATTCGTCGAAACTAGATGACGACGGCATTCACCGTACAACCTTTGTACACCATCACTTGTTGGTTGTTGTACACAGGTTCCGGTTCGTCAACCTTTGCGAGTACGCCGACACTTACGCTCGGAACAGATGGATTCCAGTACGTCGGTTCACATGTGGGTGCTGACTTTATACTCGGTGGGTCATTAAACGCATACACATGGTCTCACGTCGTCTTTGTCTACGACGGGACAAACCTTTCATTCTATGTCAATGGATCGTTCCAAAACTCGATCATCCCACCGCCTTACGTGATTGCATCCGGGCCTCTCATTGTCGCAGCTGACTGGACAGGGTCTGTTGACGATGTACGCGTGTATGACGGTACACTTACGTCTTCACAGATTTTGGCGCTATATATTTACGAGACGGGTTTATCAGATCCGACGCTTTCCAGCGTGTACTACACGTCGCCCGACTTTAGTATTTCGTTTGGATCGTCGGCCACCCCCCCGACGACGACTGACTCCGGAAACTATCAAATTTCGTACGATTACGCCGGCAATAATATAATTTCGATGGGTGTCGACTCTCGACCAAATGTGTCTTGGCCACCAAAGAGTGTCAACGTGGCGACCAACGCAGCATCGTACACGACGATCATCGGTGGCCAGACGTATGGCAACGGAAACTATGTCATGTCCGCATCATCATTCAAAGATGTCGGTCACAACTATACGCTGCCTTTCCAGGTCCCATTCAGCATAAACGATCAATGGGTCACACCAAACCTCAAGTACTACAGAGACGTCGATCTGTATCCCGGATTGTACCAGGGTGCCGAGACAACCTCAATGGCATACCGCTTCGATTTTACGTACACTGGCGTCATCCGAACCGTGCTTCTTCCGGCCGGGACATGGACATTTTCATTGACGGGTGGTCAGGGGGGTGATTCATCCACGACAATTGCGTCACCGGGTGGGTTTGCAACCACCGCCATCGGCACAGTTACTTTTGCGACCGACACGCTTCTTCAATATATCATCGGTGGGAAGGGTGTTGCAGGTGGGGCAATCGGCGGAGGCGGTGGAGGCGGTGCAACCTACGTCAGAACGTACGTCCCAGCACCCTTGCCTCAACCCACGTGGGGTGCACGCATCGCCGGAACAGCAAACGAGGTTGGTCAAAATATCACGGTCGATTCGATCGGCAGTGCATACGTCACAGGGTACATGGATGTGACAACACCTATGGCGTCCGTCTACAATGCGAATGACGCAGTCGTGACGACATTCTCGACGCTCAGCGGTCAAACGGCAACAGCCTATATCGTCAAGTATGCGCGTGACGGTGCGACCGTTCCGTGGACGGTCCAAATTGCGATCGGTTCGGCATACCTTTTCCCTGGCGTGAAACTCCAAGTCAAGACCGATCCGAACGATTTCCTGTATTCAGCCGGATACTACACGGGTGGTCTGACTCTGTATAACGCCAGCGGATCGGTATATGTCCCTCCTGTCGCAATCCCCGCGCCGTCCGGGTCATACGATACGTTCATCACCAAGTACTCATCGGTCGGTGTCGTCCAATGGGTGAATCGCATTTCAGGGAACCAAGTTGATGTTCCGACGACGCACGTTCTTGCGGCTGACCTAACTGGTGTGTACGTTGGGGTCATTTTCACCGGCACAATCTCCATTCGGTACGCGACATCAGGTGCTGTGTTTACATCCATGACGGCCGATTCGGTATCGGGAAGTTCGTGTATCGTCAAGTACGATACGCTGGGCCAGCCCGTGTGGGTCAGGAAAATCGGGGGCACGGGTGGGGCGATTGTCATGGGGCTGACAGTCGAACCGTCGGGTGGACTCTACGTCACTGGAACCTCGTCGGCGGCATGCGACGTGTACAACACGAACGGTACGACCGTGTTTAAAACGCTTTCGATCGGCCTAGGGTTCATTGTCAAGTACGAGTCCGCGTCTGGAAGTCCGCTCTGGGCGACGCAAATGAGCGGTCCACCCCAAGACTCGATTGTATCCACGTCGGCAACGTCAACTGCGTTGTTCGTGACTGGTTCGTACACGGGTACATTCACAGCATATAACCAGGACGATTCGCCATATGGAACCACGCTCCCAAACTCTGGTGACTCGGATACATTCATCGTCAAGTATAACCTTTCGGGTGCTGTTCAGTGGCTCACGCGTATCGCCGGAACGGGTGCGGATACCGGCTTGGACGTGTCGACGACGACCGACGGTGTGTTTGTCGCCGGAACCATGAGCACAAACACGACGATTTATAATGCGGATACGACAACCTATAGAAGTCTGACCGGCACGGGATCGTTCCTCGTCAAGTACAACACGACAGGCACGGCGGTCGAGGCGTTCAAAATGACCGGGACAAACACGCTGAACGCTATTGCGGCAAACGCGGCCGGGAACGTCTACGCCACCGGTTCGTATTCCGGCGGTCTGTCAATTTTCGACAGTTCGGACGTTTCGTTCGGCACGCTCACGAATGCCGGCTTGCAAGATGCGTTTGTCATCAGCTATTCGTCGCCGCCGCCGACCGGAACGCTCCTGTTTATCGCATCGGGTGGTGGCGGCGCTGGTCCTCCTGGCGTACGCGGATCCGACGCATCGACGGCACAGACTGGCGTAGGACTCGGGGGCGTCCAGGGTGACACGGGATCGGGAGGCGGTGGAGGGTACTCGGGTGCGGGAGAAGGAGGTGATGCGGGCGGGAAAGCCTTTCTCGATGGGTCGGCAGCCGGATCGGGCTATAGCACTGAAAACTCGGCGGGAGGGTTTGGGGGCGGTGGGTCAAACTATGCGTCCTTCCCCTTCGTTTCAGGCGGCGGCGGCGGCGGATACTCGGGTGGGAACGGTGGGAACATCGGAGAGGGTGGCTATGGCGGAAGTTCTTATTATTACCCGACGGCGACAAACACAAGTGGACTCACGGACACGAGTGGCGGAAATGGATCCATGACGCTTACGTCAACTGCATCTCCGTTTGCGGGTGAATGGATCCAGATTCAAACCCCTACACCATTCGTTCCGAGCACATTTAAAGTGTATGAAATTTCGGGGTATAACGCAGTGTCGTATGTGATTGGCGGTTCGAATGACGGAACGTCATGGACACTCATTTACTCGGGCACTGGTTCATACATACCGACCGATCAGGAGGTTGTAAAGTCGCTGAGCGGCGTCACGCGAGCATACTCATACTACCGTTACGTCGCGACGCAAATTGTACCGACGACATTTACTGGCGCGTTTGCACTCGGAGGTTTCTCCATCGGCGGTATTGCCAAAGGGTTTTATATACCAAACTTTCCGGTCAGTGGGCCTCCTCTCACAGTGAGTGGGTATATCCCGTCGTCAAAAAACTACACAATGTCGACATGGATTAAACGTACGAGCGGAACCTCCATATTTCAACAGGGGGCGACCGACCTTCTCATCGGCATCGCGGCGGACAATTCCATCAGCTGTATACACAACGGGAAACAATTTTTGTTCAGTGGAACGGATCCCATTTGGGTAAACTCGGGCGTGGGTGCAACCCCATACACGTCGTCAATTTCGTGTCTCATGCACTTTGACAATTTTACGGATTCGAGTCAATATGCATCCCCGTCAACGATTCTAGGTGATTCTGTCATTTCGAGCGACGAGTCAAAGTTTGGCGGGTTGTCGCTCAGTTTTCCGATTGAAACAAACACCATTTCATGTGTCCAAATGAATCCGACAAGTAATGTATTTGGATTTTTAACCTCAGATTTTACGATTGATTTCTGGATGTACCCCCTGCCGACCGGGTACACTGTGCGCCACATCATGGGAAATGCTCAGACAAACGAGAATATTCCGTACATGTGGCGCATGACATTCAACGCGAACCGTGTCGGTTTCTTCGGGACAAGCTGTACCGGGAATTTAGTGTCCACGACCCAAATCTCGACAAGTACATGGACACATGTGGCCATTGTTCGATCGGGAACTACCTTTACTTTGTTCATCGACGGAGTGCTCGACACAACCGCCACCATCACTGGACCGATCGACAACGGAGGCATTCAGAAACTCATCATAGGACGGTCGTGTGCACAGGACATGACATCCGAAGGGTTTGCTGATGGGTTTTACGGATACATGGATGAACTCCGAGTCGTAAAGGGGGTGGCTGTGTACACCACAGCGTTTACGCCACAAACGGTTCCGTACACCACAGCGTTGACGCTCACAAAACTGAGCACAATCTCGAGTAATTGGAATGCGTCGTCAATTACGACACGTGGCTACACGTACAGCGCCAACGTGTCCGCCCGGACGTCCCAGACGAACGGTCTCATGTCCATCGGGTTTACCGAGACGACGACCGTCCCCGCGACAAACCCGTATTTGATTCAGACGCACGCGTGGCGTACAAACTACGACGGAACACTCGCAATCTACGAGAGTGGAACACTCATCGCCTCGTACGGATCGTACACAACGAGTGATACGTTGGGTATTACATACGAGAACGGGACGGTGTCGTACTACAAGAGCGGTGTTATTCAGCGTTCGGTCGTTCGCGCAGCAGGGAATCCTCTGTATGGTTTGTTTACACCCTACAGTGTTATGAGCCAGGGAACGATTGCAACCGTGGCCGGGTCGGCCCTGACGTACGATGGCACGGACATCTATGTCGTCGATTCGACAACACTCAGAAAGGTGATTGTCGCAACCGGCGTCGTCTCCATCCTCGCGACCGCGTTTACACAGATCGCCGGTATCACCTACGTGAGCGCCGGTGCAGGAAATTTGTACGTGACGGACTCGTCGGCTAAGACGGTGACACAAGTCAGCCTCATCGGCACGAAAACCACGCTTGCGTCCGGGTTTTCAACGGGACCGACCGGGATCACAAATGACGCGGGTGGGAATCTCTACGTGATTGATGGTACGGCCGTCAAAAAGGTGGTCATCTCGGGCGGTGCCACGACGACCATTGCGACCGGTCTGACTGCACCCCTTGGCATCACAATCGTGGGATCGTATCTCTACGTCACGGACACGACTCTTGTCAGGCGAATCTACATTCCGACGGGGGCTACGACGACGTCTTCGAGCGGGTACACATCCCCGTCAGGCATTGTGTATGACGGCATTGGAAGTTTGTTTGTCACGGATGGGGCGACGCTGATCAAGGTTGAGATTTCAACCACGATCAAAAATACAATCAGCGGACTCACCGCACCGATCGGCGTCACATATGACTTGGCGTCGAACGTCTACGTGACCGACTCGGGCCTAGTGAAGAGTGTCACATTCACGAGCACTTTATCGGTGAATAACGTCACGTTTGATAACTATGCGCGCGTATCCGATGGTCAATGGCAACACGTCGTCGTGACATACACGGGTGATATCAATGTCGCATCGTTGTACATTGACGGAAACCTCGAGTCGACCGTGTCAGTTCCGCCATACACGTCTTCGTTGAGTTCCCTCCAGATTGGAAAAGACTGGGTCGGTTCGCTTGATGACGTGCGCGTGTATACAGGCGTCATGTCTACAAGCGAGGTTGGTCGCCTCTATGCATATGAGGATGGTCTTCCAGGTGAGGCGCTTCTCATCTCCAACCCAGGCTACGTCCAGATTTCATCAGTCGATCCACCCACCACGTAAAAAATATGAAGTAAAGATAATGTACGTGCAGGCCTTGCTCATCAACGCACTGCTCATCATGATCATCCCGCGTCTGCTCACCAAGCCGATCGGTGTTCCGCTCATCGACGAGTTTGTCGTGTACCTCAAGGCTCAGCAGACGTTCATCGTCGCGTCGTCCATTCTCATGGCGCTCGTTCTGTATCTGACCCAGAAGTGGCTCGACTATGCCGAGACGTCCTCGGCGGCTAAGATTGACGGTCCGACGTCACCCAAGAGCCCCTTTGACAAGTCGTGATTCCATTCCGTGATGCGACCCTCAGCACACGTACGCATGTGCTTGGTGAGGTCGTCCAGCGAAGGCTTGCCCCATACGAGATCCCTGGTGAACAAAAAGTCGTCGACGCCGACCGACACGAGCGTCGATGCGTCAACAACAAAGGGTGTCTGGACATACTCCTTGAGTCCCCCATACGATGTGATGATCACAGGCTTGTTTCTCAGAGCCGCTTCGAATGCACCCATTCCGACCCCCTCGGAATGGCTACAGTTGATATAGCAGTGTGATTGGCGATGAACATCCTCAAGCGACGCGTCGTCGAGGAGACCGTTAATCACGACGACGTTGGGCAGGTTCCACTTGACTGGTGTGTGACACGTCGCTTTGAGGACGAGACGCGTGTTTGGCATGTTCAAGCGCATGAACGCCTCGACAAGCATCTTGATATTCTTGCGCGGATCGATGATGTTGCCGATCGTGTAGAACGTGTATGCATCGCTGACCGGTACGATCGACGTCACCGGTCCTTCGTAGACTGTTTGCCAAAGCCGAATGACGCGCCAATCACCCTGTGGAAACTGCCTCGAAAAAACCGTACGACAAAACTCGCTCGGTGTGTACAGCCGCTTGTATCGCTCGACGAGTTCGCCGTAGACGGGATGGACCGTCTCCGTTTCGCAGATGGTCATGTAGATTTTTTTGGTGCATCGCTTCATCAACGCGTCAACCGCGTCGAGGTGTTGCTTCACCGGAAGAACAAAGGCAAAGCCGGTGTCATACCGATCATTCTTGGGTGTTCCGCCAAACTCACAGTATTCACCATTCATGAGTTGGGCATAACGATTCGTGACTTGGCCTATACCCGCCAAGAGGGTCGGCCCTATAAACAGACGTGACATATCTCGTTTTCGCGGGATGTCTCTAAATGCCGCCTTACTCGGGCTCATCAAAGGTTTTGGTATCGGTGGGATCAAACATACGAAGGTATACCAGACGGCACAGATACATGTTCCACAACCATACGGCGAGAACAAAGAAATACATGTTTTGTAGACGCGGATCGTTTTTAAACTACTTTCACGACCCCTCCGCGTAGTCACTTCTTCCATGGTGCGCAGCTTGCGCGCATAGTGAACCCTTAACCATCAACGCCATCGCCGCATAGTTGTGCAAGTCTAACAGAGTATCCTTGAGTTTTTCGTCGTTAACCAGAACAACCCCATTCTTGGTGATCGATAGGGCCCGCTGGATCTTGTCCTCGATTCGCATGAGCACGCCGACCAAGCCGTACTTGGCAAACGCATCTCCGTAGTCTGCATTTTTGCGCGCGAATAGCTCAAGTGCCTCCTGTTGGATAGACTTGAGCTGTTCTACTCGGTTCATTTAGGATTTCAACGTGCTCAAGGTTTAAGCAAATGCCTTTGTAGAACCGGACTCTTTGCGGCGCTCACGTTTGGCGTCTGCGCTCGCTTTGTTGGCTGCCGCCAGCGCAGGATTAGACTTCGCCTTGTTCTCCTGCTTGATCTTCTTCTTCTCAGAATCCGTGAGCTTGTCAGGTATTTTCTTAATGTCAACCATTACACTTGAAGTACACATTAATTACCCTCTTTTGGGCGCGGGCAACACGATGGTTCGATGATGACCCGGTGCGGCGCGGTAGATAGGTCGTCCATCTACTGTGTAACCTATGATGATAACCATCTTCTGTTTTACATAGACGGTTGCCTTTAAATCCATGACGTGATAAGAGCCGCCCATTGCTCGCCACGAAACGTCACGTCCTCCTCACAGTCGTACGTTCCGCGTATAAAGTTCCGCCGGACGTTGTACACGTCATCCTTGTCCTTCACGAAAAAGAACGCCGCCACCTGTCCCACGAGGCCAGAGTGTATATGATCCTCACTCCAGCCGATTTCTCGGAGTTCATCACCGGTGAGCCATGTGAGTATCATTTAGGTTTTCAAGAGGTCTTTGGCTCTAAATGGCTCCATGGACTCCGGTCGATGGGTCCGGGCATCTTGCGCACGACGTGTTCAAAGTTCCTGAGATCTTTGAAAAGATACCCTGGAGCCATAAATGGTGATGAAAATGTATGAACCAATATGCATCCAACACGTTCGGTCACGTACTCGTCCTTTTTAAGAGGGGGTGCGTAGGCGATGGTTCTCATCGTTCCATAAGTATATGCGCCTATACAGTATTTTACCAAAACCTTTTCCATTTCATTTTCAAGAGGTCCTTGTCTCTAAAGGTCAAAAGACTCGAAGAGCTCATCGGCTGGCGTCTTTGAAAGGCCGTCCGGTCCCATCAACGGCTCGAACCACTTGCCCTTGGGACCACACCGCTTGAGGTCGTAGCGCACAGCCTTGGCATAGTCGTGATACACCTTTGCGGGCGCGGCGGCAACGACGGATCGTCCGCACGTCTTGTCGCCTGGATTGTAATACAAGCACACCTTGCAAAGCGCAGGGCTGATCATTTGATGTCCAAGAGGGTGTTGACTTTAGACACGCATGAGATCCTCCTTTCGTCCGACGAAATAGTCGTCGACTTCACCGACGAACCGAAGACCCGGGCGCGTCAATTGGAGGAGGCCATCGCGCGTCAAACCGACATCCTCCATCGGATCAAACTTCCCATCGACGAGAATCGTCCATCGTTCTCGGTATCGTCGATCGGCAAACCGACCGTGCCAATGATGCAGGACCGTGCCGTCAATGTACGACACCTTGAACCCCTTGCACCGATGCTCATACTCGAGAAGCATCGCCTTGTATGTTTCGTGAATGTTTCCAGGTGCGCTCTCGACCCCTCGCCCGATCCATGCGAGTGCCATGTGACGATCGCCCGAACCAAGAATCGCCCAATCGAGCAAACCACCCATCTTTTCGTAGGCTGCGCGCGTACATGCCCATGCATAGCCGGGGTGCCAAAACCCGTACTTGTCATTCTTTGTGTACGGCGTACCCGATCCGCGATGCATATACCCAAACCCCTTTTCAATCTTCAAGGCTTCGTCGTTCGGTCCGAGGTTGACACACGTCCGAAACAAATGAACAACGTCGTTCCGTCTGAGTTCGTCGATCGTGTCTTGGACCCACGTCGGATTGAGGAACGTAATGTCAGCGTCGACCCATGCCATATATTTCCACGTGCGTGGAAGGTGCTGAACGGCATAGTTGATCAGGTTCTCCTTGATCCATATGTGATGACTCGTCCGAACCGTGAGATGTTGCCAAACACCCTTCATTTTTGGGAGACGCTCAGAGCCGAGACACTCGACCACGACAATCTTCATACCACGCCCAGTTTGACGGGCGACAAACTCGACGAACAGTTCCCGACGACGTTTGAATCCACAAAAGTTGAAATACGGCAAGATCACGTAGAGTGGTTCGGGTGTGAAGCACTGCATCTGATAGATGTCGAGAAAATCTCAGCAGATAGTACATGTCAACCAAGAAGGGTGCCGTCATCTCACTGTCTGATCCGCTCGTCTCACAGAAGATTGCATCGCTCAACCCACAGTGGTACTATACCTGGAACGCAAAGTCAATCCTGGGCCTTCCGATTCCGTTTGTTCCCATGGCGTGGGGCAAATCATATATGCCGCCGACACCAGCCCTGCTTTCCGATGCACCCCTGCTTGGCTTCAACGAGCCTGACGGTGCCGCCCAGTCGAATCTGACGCCCCAGCAGGCACTCAGCTTGTGGCCAACCATCACCGAGTCCGGGAAGCGTATCGGAAGCCCTGCGACGGCTGCGAATCCCGTCAAGCCTGGGTCGTGGCTCGAACAGTTCGTGACGCTCGGTGGAACGTTTGATTTCGTGTGTGTTCACTGGTACGCTCCGCCCAACGCCGTGTCATTCTTGGCTCAGATTGATGCCATCTGGGCAAAGTACAAGAAACCCATCTGGGTCACTGAGTTTGCCGTTGCCGATTGGTCGGGCAAGTTTCCGGGTGGGTTCCCCCCGTCGCTCGTCGAATCCTTTATGAAGGATGCATGCGCCGGCCTTGACGCTCGCGAGCACGTCGAGCGGTACACATGGAAGACGCGATCGACGAGCGATTCCAAGATGGGGACGAGTGCGCTGTTCAACGACGACGGCACGTTGACCGCCCTTGGGATTATTTATGCTGCGCTCTAACCTGAAATGATATCGTCAATCGTGTTAATCATGAGACCGAGTTCCCACATGCTTCCAACCTGGGGACACCAGAGACGATCTTCCTTAGGGCCCTCGTTGAAATAGACCGGGTGCCAGTTGGGTATCCAACGCGCTGTGCCCACGTTTTTCAGGGAATCATCCACGTAGATGTGCGTCTGGGTCGGTGAGAATCCCGTATACATTGCCACCTCCGGCTTGAAAAATGACGTGTTGGCATCTGGTCCGGAACACTTGACATTGATCGTATCTCCAATGGCCAAAGAGACCGGCATGGCCCATACAAGAGGGGAATTTGTGAAGAGCGTAACATCCCATCCGCGTTTTGTCAAGTCGTATAGCTCCTTCGCCTCGAGTTGAAACTCGGACCCGTAGATCACCTCGGCTAAATGGTCTATGACACGCTTGTCATACACCTTTTCGTTGAAATCGCTCACATCCATCTGAAAAACCGTTTGGAGGCCACGAGCCGTGTGTCCGTGCGCCATGTACAAGTGCTTGTTCGTCATGATCGGATCCTTACACTCGGGCAACTTTGCCCGAACATAGTCTACGCAATTTGACTTGACGTGCTCGAGGAGGAGTTTGTCTCGAACGAGGACGCCGTCAATATCAAGCAGGAGCGATTTGACAGCCATAAGTTTACTGTGCGCTACATCTCTATGCTGGGAAGAGCCAATCGATGAAATCGCACAGCCGCATCATGATGTACGCCCCGGTGGCAACGATACGCGTCGACGTCTTTATGTGTTTGGACTTCATCATCTCGTGCGCAAGAGTCTTATTCTCTGGGGTAAACAGGGCATCCATTTGTTATTTCATGTGTATTTTTCTTAAGCCTCATCCTCTGCAGAGTCCTTCTTGGGATCGAACGTCGCCCGAACCACCTTGAAGGCGTGCGCCTTGGCCGTCTTCTCAGTCACCTCGTACTCTGACTGCATGGTCGCCTCAAACACTTGCTTGTACAGACGGGTCGCCTCAATCTCCGCCTTGATCTCAGTGCGCGTCTCCTTCAGACTCGCCTTGAGCTCATTCTCCTTCTCGACGAGCTTCTCGATGTGTGTCATGTTCTCCATTTGATTGTACAGGGGGGCTCGTCTCTATAGGCACAACATCCGGTAGGTGCATAAGCGGACCATCGGGGTCTATCATGAGATTGTTCTCGGCGAGGTGCTCGAGAAACTTCGGACCGAACATCTTGTACCATTGACTCGGCTTATTGTTGTACTCCTGATAGAGCCGTATGTCACACTTGGCACAGAGGGTCGAGTTTTTACGGACTTTCCGCTTACACCCCTCGACACAACATAACATTACTGATATCACGTACTGTTTTTTTAAGCCGAATTTTTTGAAATTCAAAAGGGAGGGGGTGACTTTTTAG